TCCTTTATATGATAGTCCGGACTGTGGACCAGATGTTACTTGTGCAAGATTCGACTCCATTCCATTCATTCTGTTTGACCATGCAAATAGCATATCTCGAATAGTGGACAATCCTTCACCATTAGATTCATCGTTATAGAAAGTAGTATTCCAATTGGCAAATGTCCGTTCTCCAAATTCTTTGATAACTCTGCCCTGATAAGGAACCTCAATTACCGTCATTGTTGATTCTGGTAAAGAAGCAGCACGACAGAAATAAGGTGCATTGAGTGCAGCATCCCTATTGGAAATGAATAGTGGTGGTGTCAATTCGACTCTATATTTCGAATTGCGAGCACCACCAAAAACTAACTTATTCTTGAATGATTCGACATTAAGAGGCATGTGATTTATCCCGATATTAACTTAAAAGTGTAGAAAAAGATGTTTCGGTGCGAACAGCAACAAACTGTAGTTCGATGAAATTGATTGAACGAGATGGTTTTATAAAGATAGATCCTCTAAACTCATTACGGTCGATAACCTCTGGTGTGTTGTTCAGACTATTACACTGAATATAGAAATCCTGCACACCTTCGCGAGATTTAACATATTTCAAATATGGTTCTATTAAGGCTACAAATCTAGATCTAGTTGCTTCGTTGTTTAATTCGAACAGCATATATTTGGCTGAAAGTGAAATAGACTTTTCGAGAACTATAAACAATCTACGAACATTTATTCGATCGAATGCACTTGGAGTAGATAAAAGTGTTTTATCTCCCCATAGAACTGTGCCTTGTCCTGGAAATTGTACGACAGAGTTTACACCAGATAGATATAAATCATCACGATCTGCTCTATTCGGATTGTATGCTAATTTAGTAACGTTCTTAATCTGTCCTCTGTTTAAACCAGCAGGGGAATACCAAGGATCTCTTTCGGTATCGGTTCTAACCATACAACCAGCAACATCGGCATTTAGCGGAACCCATCGATACTGATCGTTGTATTTGTCGTACTGGTACTTCCACCCAGAATCCATAACAGCATATGAGCTGGATGGCAAGTTGTTCCTAAATGATATAATATCTTCTGCTTCTTGGCCCGCATTTCCCACAACATCGGAAAACTGTGGGGAAAGACAAACTATACAGTCTTTTCTGGTTTCCGCAAGATTATTGATCAGATATGTACAAACTGTGGCATCTCCAGAACCTGCTAGGATTAGAGATATGTCAACATTCTCTGGATCACCAAACAAATCATAGCCTTGAATAACTTCCGCATTCGACGGAACAGCTCCTTCAGATCCACCAGACAACGAATAAGACTCTGGTTTGGTAACATTCGTAAATGTTGTTCCTTGAGCAGTAGATCCCCAATTTACACCAGAGGCAAGATGATCTGTCCACCAAATATATTTGGAATCTCGATTGATGCGATCGACATAGTAATTAGAGGAGCCATCTTCCTTTTTGGCGTCCGATGCTTTCGAAACTAGGATAAACCTTTCAAGAACGGTACCAGCCTGGCCAGAGATAGCCCCATCTTCATCGATTACGACGATGTTCATCTCATCACCAACACCACTACGTTGGGCAACGTATGCTGATGTACCTGGAGTAAATCTAATAGCTCCATAGTATTGCCATCTAACTGTTACAGTTTCGGCCACTAGGTTGGTTGGAAACGCCGCGTTTAGAGTTGCCGATGTATCGGATATGACCGTCACTACTGTACGTTCTATGCCACTAGAATTACGAATTATCGACCCTGGTTCCAGTCTTGCATTAAATCCACTAGCGATGGTCAAAGCTGTGCCAGTAGACGTTACTCCCGCCAAAATACCATCATGTGCAAGTGCAGATGGACAGATTGAAACTCTTAACGAATTCCCTAAGTTACCTGGATATTTAGCAACAAATGCGCCAACGTTGGCCAAACCATCTGCATGATTGGTCAAATAATCATCCTCGTTAGTTACCAATAGTCCAAGACCGGGTGTATTCGACCCAGTAGTAGCCTCGGAGGTAGCATTGAGTGCTCCGGTATAGATATTAATTACCACATTGTCGGCCACAAGGTCTGGTGTAAATGCACTATCCACAGTAAGGGTAGTATTCGATGTGACTGCAACTACAGTTCTAGTTTGTAGTCCGAATACGATTGTGTCACCAATTCGTACAGGATTAAGTCCGGTTAGAAATCCAGTACCAGTAACTGCCGTACCAGTAGATGATACACCAGTAAATGCTGTTGCTGTGGATGATGTGTCGACGGATCTAACAACCCTTAGTTTATTACCATATGCCAAAAAATTGGCTGCGGTAAAAAAAGATACGTAATTTCGGGCATTTGGCTTCCCGAATTGAGATACTAATTGTCCTTCATTTTCGATTAATTGGATGTCATATGCTGGACCCCATGAAAAATCGCCAGAGTATGCCCCTACGGTGGTGGCAACAGATGGAACTATTAGTGTAAGATCAATCTCTTGTACATTTACACCGGGTGAAACTTGAAATGCCATAGTATTATTTCCGCACAGAATAGTAGTTATTTACTTTCGCTATAGTTATTATTTATAGTTCTTGGAAAAACTAATAATTCCCTATTTTTAATATCCATGTCGAATCAAAGTCTTAGTAGAACTATGCAATGAACCTATGGTTGTCCAAACCATGCCATCCGATACGAACAAATCTTTCTTTTCTTCGTGTATCGTATTGACATCATTTTGTGTATTTTGTTGTCTTTCTGCTATTAATTGCTTACGAATATCGGTATTTGTAAGATCCTTGAATAACTGATCGTTTGTCATCCATGCAAACAACAATAATGCAGCTACAAGATCATCATTTTTTCCCTTCTCCGCACCATAACCCTTTTTGGATTTCGATTTATCTGGAGCCTTGATATAAGTGCCCAATTCTGCTATTGTTTCAAAATCCTGTAGAATTAGCTGATGTTCCGTCAACATGGCTTTGAGAGTGCCTGTAGCCAATATTTTCGTTGGTTCTGTGGTCTTTAGACCAAACCGAGATCTATTTTTTGTCGGCCCATAGCTCAATTTCTGCCCACCACGCCCAAAATTTTGGCAACATAATAAATTTCCATACTCTAATTCGTGCCAGATGATATACGGTATTTTATCGCCTGTATTAACTTCTACTAATATAAATGCATTATTATATGCTTTGGCCAGATCGACAATAGCTGAAGGTACTAGGATTTCTGGCTCATCATTGGATCTCCAACAAGCGACCTGTTTATATGGTAAATTAGTGGCATCGATCACCTGAATAGCGGTATAATCCAGTCCGCGATTCTCACTCAAATCGACGGTTATAATATATAGATGATCTGATTGTGCACGTTCATATACCTTTAAATTCTTTGTGGAAACAATAGCTTCTGCAGAGGAAATTGATTTAAAATATTCTCCTGGTAATAATGTTCTAACACTCGTTGTAAAATCACCGCCATATTCTTGGTTGAATTTTTCTTCGCCAAGTAATGCCAATTGAGTCTTATGCCATGCTTCATCTCGACCAGGTACTTGTGACCAATGTGCTTCTGATGGAACAAATAAAGAATTTCCATTTATGGCAGCTTTCCACATGTCGTAGAAAAAATTCTGACCGAGTGGAGTGGATATGACAAAAATCTTGGTCGTAGGTCCGGATGAAATGACAGGAAATACCGAAGATAGGAAGAAATCTGCTATTTCGGCATCTACGAACGCAAACTCTTCAAGAACAACCAAATTAAATGAACCACCACGTCCAGATTTTTTTGTAGTGGTTGCAGCCTTTACCTCAGATCCATTCTCTAATTCGAATCGCGATTTATTCCATTCCTTGACACCTTGCTGAAGCCACATAGGAAGACTTTCATATGCAAATTTAATTGTTGCCAATATCTTCTTGGAAGTATCCCCACAATCACCGACTAGTAATACTTTATAGTTCTGTTGAAATATAACTGACCATAATACATAACCACAAACCACGGTGGTTTTTCCTACCTGACGAGAGCATTTTACAATATTGAATCTATTAGCTTCAAAATTATGTAATATGTCCTTCTGAAAATCATATAATTTAAATAATTTCTCCGGTTCTACTGGATCTAACGTTACTATCCAAATATAATTTTCGAGAAAATACAAAGGATCCATTGCACAGCGAATACGCTCTTGAATCTGCTCTTCCGTATACTCTATCTCTACGTCCGCCGCTTTTAGTTTCGGATTTCCCTTATAGGTCAATTTTTGTTTTCTGGAAGACTGCTTCATGACAGTTTCGAAACGAGATGATTAATATCTATAATATTACTAAGTATTTTTAGTGTATTGTAAAGTGGTGATTTCTTTTTTGTTATTGAATTTCTAAGTCCATATGATCCAGTTTCTCCTCCACCGTCATACTGATACCAATAAAAATCCAATATGTGTGGTACATTCTCTAACAAATATGGTAGAGTTGTTTGTGCATAGTAATTAGCGACTTCTGGTTCTGGGTGTCCTATTTCTGTACAAACAAGCGGAATATCTATACTCCTTAAAAAGTTTTTGATGCCATTTGGCCTATGAAAATTAAAGAATCCTGTACCATAATAGTGGAATGCAAAGAAATCTACATGTTGTAAAATATCAGCGGAAATCAATGCTCTATTATAATCAAGTGTTTGTGGATAGTTTTGAATTATTGATGTTGTTGCCGCATTTATTACAAGTTTCTTAGGACTGATTTCTCGAATATGCTTAGATGCTAAAATTAAAAAATTAGCGTATTCCAATGGGTCTAAAAAATTATATATTTTGTTTTCTGGAAAGTGACGACTATTTGGCTCGTTGCCGATCTGAAACCCGATTACATGTGAAAAATCCGAATATCTGTCAACCACTAATTTAATATAATCCAAATACTTTTGCCTTGCTACTTCGGAAGATGGTGCAAAACGATTCCATGTAGGACAGCCAGTAAGCACTATTAAGATCTGGCAATGGTCTTTTGTTTTATTAACAATATCATCATAAAATCCCCAAAAAATTTCATCTGTAGGCATTTCTTGTACATCATCATTCCAGTCGAACATAACTCTCAGATCATGACAATCCAATTGGTTTATGTCTCTAACTTGTTCTTCGATAGTACCCAAGGTCGGTTGATTAAAAAAACAATTCAATCCAAATGGTTTGGGAATTGGACGAAAGGAAATGCCGAAAATAATTACTGATATAAATTGAAAGATATTTTTTATAATTTCAATCATGTAACATCCTCCACATCAATTATCTTGTCTCTAGATTCTTCCTCAGCCTTCATGATCAGAGTCTGGCGTTTTATCAATTTATCCAAATCGGCGGTAGTTCCTGCAAATACCGTATTGTTAGTAACATTGATCGTATTGCCAACAACTGCTGCTGATACTTCTGATTGTTGGTTAGTCTCCATAGCATTGATTTTTTCTCCAATTAGAATCAAATCTTTGTTCAGTACGGATACAGATTTCATCATATTTGCCAGCGCATTATATGCAAACACACTATCACTTTCTTTTGCAACCTGACCAAGTTCTTGTATGGCTTTTAGACCAGCATCAATAGCATATTTTAATTTATGCCTAGCATCTAAATAATCTTCTTTTGTTGCTTCCTTGGTCGTAATTGCTGGTGATTTGATCTCTGGTGTAAGATACTCTAAATCTTCTATCTCTCTGACTTCAGATAGCCCAAAAAGATCTTCCTCTGACATTTTGTATTTTATCTCTTCATCCATTTATATATCCACATCAGTATCGGTAATTGGATCGTATCGCTTACCATCTGTAAAAAATTCCAAGGTTTCTGTATAGCCATAGTCGTCTGTGGCTATGGCCGTGGTCGGATCAGGAACAACCGTTAGTCTAGACGATCTTGGAATTTTATTTAATTCCACATTGGTCGTAATAGGTTCTCCATATTTATTTAATGGCAGATTTGGTCGAAAATCGATGACAACTTCTTTGATGTATCCCTGTTCTTGAATTGGAGAATAAAAATTAACAATCACGCTATATGACAATTTCCATTCTATATGTCTTTTTTTCTCCCAATTATCTTCCCAATCATCAGAATAACCCACCGAATCTAGAACAAAATGTAAATCATCTCGCAATTCTAATTCTTCAAGTGGTTTATATTGGACCGATAGTCCTGGGGTAAAAAATGGCAAAATTTGTTCGACGATTTGCTGTGCTTCGTGGGTGTATTTTGTTATGATATATAGATCGAAATTAAGTTTATATGGATTTGGTGTATAGACTTTTCGAACCCCTTCTGGCGTATGATGAATTATTTCTTGTACGCAGGATAGTTTATGCTGTTCGGAATATACTATGTCCGTCAAAATAAATGCCATCATTGGAAAACTGGCATCCATCACTAATGATGTATCTATCGTTTGTTGGTTAATCTTATAATACCACTTTTCTTTAGGTCCATACTTGATCGGGCATTTAAATCTTTCAATTTCAACATTGTTGATATCCAATCTTTTGACTGTGATATTGTTAAAAATCGTACCAAATACCGTTACAACTCTTCTAAGTGTTTCATGATAGAACCATGTGGAATTAAACATATCATTGGTCCTTCAAAAATCCAAAAATATCAGATTCGCTAAAATCTAAATAGGAAGATGCTTCGGTTTCAATAGATGAATTATCAGAAATATCATTCACTCTATTGTCTTGGATTTGATCTGGATTTCCTAATAATGTACGAGAAGCTAATGAAGTATTTCCTATAATTGGTCCGTTTATTATGTCGAATTCCCCAAATATATTAATAACCTGTAGTTGATTATTGACAGAATCCCAACATTTAATTTCAGCCTTTGCTATTGCGTTAGATAAAGAAGTTCCTTGATAAATCCATTCACCATCTACAAAATTTCCAACACCTGGTTGTAGGTCCATTGCAATTGCAATACTATATGTTGTTTCAATTTCGTCAATTTCGCGCAGTCCAGTCCTAATACTTTCTTGTGAATAAACATATCGAGCTAAACTAATTTCATATAGTGGAATATCTCCAAATTGTGGTAGTATAGAATTGTCTTCTACAAACTTAATTTCCCATAAACTTGTTGTATACGGGTCATAAAAAAGATCGCCCTCTAGTGGATGTTGAAGTTCTCCTCTTGTCACCTCATCAAATCTGGATCTGCTTATTTGAATTTTCAATTCATGTTCGGCCATTAGTCCAAATTTAGTCATGATTTCTTGATTACCTTCATAATTGTTAGATGATATATAAATCTCTATATCATGGTAATCATTCCAAAAACTTAATACATCCTCACCATATATTGGATCTAATCGCATATATTGTCTTGGAAGATAAATCCAATCAACACCGGCTATTTGAATAGCTTCGGTGAATAAACTATCAAATAATTCTTGTTCTGATCCAACTATAAATTGACTAAAGTATCTATTCGTGCCCATTTTAGCCCATCAATATAAATCCACAAGGATCTCGAAATTCTAATTTGAGTCTAACTTCTAGCTTCTCCATTTCAGTGATAGCTTCATCGTATATTTGTTGACCATTCAATACCTTACCACCCGGAAGTACAACATTTTCATATTTCTTAAGATTGTTTCCCCACTGAAGTTTAAATAGAACATATGTATATTGTAATAGGAACCAACTACCATAAATCTTTGGGAGAGATGAATAGTCTAAGATTTTCCTAACCTTGAACACTAACGTATCATCCACGACGATATCCGATCCCCATTGGGCATCAATATAAAGTTTTTCGGAAATACCATTAAATCGAAATTGGGGTGATGTGCGTAATTCAAAATCAAGTAGATCCAAGTGCCGTTTAAAAAGATCATAACTAACGATATCCGTTGATATTAAACTAGGTAGTTCGTTCATTATAAACTGATTTTTGAATCCAAACATACTCGAACTACTATTACTATTTCCGGTCGAAATGATCTTAATTACCGACATTATAGAGTCGTCTAACTGTATGTATTTTTTATCGATATCCCCAATGGTAAAAAAATTCGTGTTGGTTAAGGTTGTGGTATTGAGCGACACGGAACCTGTGATAGTCTCACCAGCAACAAATTGAATATCTGACAATCCTTGAGTTCTTATAGTAGTTGTAGAATGGTCTATGACCCTAGTGGTAGCCCCAGATATCGAACCTGTTAAAATTTCCCCACGAGTGAATTGATTAACTGCTAGTGGTAGTGATGATTCTAGTAGGGAGGCCGTAACTATGTGTTTTAAATATAGATCTTCGGCTCCATCAATATGATAGAGATTAAAATAATTTAGAGCTTCGCATAAACGATCTTCACATTGTTGGGGTGATATTTCGATCCTAATGACATCACCACCCAATCGTCTAAGAACCCAGTTTTTTAAATCTCGCTTGCTTTGTGGTAACATATATAGTAATATAGTATTATTTAGTTATATTTATATCACAAACGGAGATGTTATGAAAAATTACCTAAAACGTTTTTTCAAGGCTTTGTTCCAACTATTTAAAAATCGTAGTCAAGTAGTTGAATCGATTGAAAATAATGTCGATGTGGTGTCGGAACTTTCCGAATCACCTGTGGAACATCATAATATATCGACCTCTAATGATACAGAAAGTATCTGATCATTTCATTTTTTCGATCAGATTCCTCAGATCGTCATTGTCAGATTTAAGTTCTTGTACTGCTTTTATCAAAACCGGAACTAATTTTGTATAATCAATACAAAGACTTAAATCTTCTTCACTACCAGATACAGCTTCTGGTATAATATTCTGTATCTCCTGTGCACTACAACCTAAACAAACCTGGGCTGTTTCCGCACACTCTTCATCCTCATTATCTAGATCTTCAACTTCTTTATCATTTTCGACCTTTGTATGGAATTTTCGATACTTGTATTTTATTGGTGTGATAGCCATAATCGCATCTAATCCATACGCAATGGTTTCGATCTCTCGCTTACGATTTATATCCGATGGTCCGAAATAGTTGACTGCGTAGATGGAACCAACGGCATTGGTTCCCGAATATCCTATGTTATAGCCTTGGTTCAGGACTGGTACTAGATGTCCATTATTGTCAAATACCCATCTTGCACTAGTAGAACCTCCAGTAAAGAAACTTATTTGAACCTTACCCTCAACACCCAAACTCTGAGATGCGTCACTAATTATATTTCTGGTATATACAATTTGACATGCCTTTGTGGATTCGCCAATATTGTATGATATATTAGCATCTGGTACAAAATTTCCGGATGAATCTATCGCCCATCTTTGGGTGCCCGCCGTAAGGAAATTAATTTTGCTAGATGCACCACCTGCATTTAAATTGATAGTAGAAGATGTTCTTCTAGTTACTATTTCGATATTACCGGAACTTGAAATCAAATCTAGATACGAGGCATTACTATCGGCCGGATCACTAAATGGAGTTATTTGAATTCTTCCAGTAGAATCATCTGGACCCAATAACCTACCAACAGAACTTGCTGTGGTCCATTGAATGGATGAAATTCCTGATTGTGGATTCTGCAAATCTCCGCTAGATGTTATTGTCCATTGGGTAGTTCCTCCTATTTGAAATGAAAGATTTTGTGATGAATCCGATGATATATTTCTTGCAAATATTGAAGCATATGCAAGTGATGCCGATCCAATATTAGATGTATTGTTGGTTGTTGGTTGTATCCCAACACTGGTTAATAATCCTGTTAGTGTTTTGGTACCTGCGATCGTCTGCGATCCAGTAGTAATTAAACCTCGATTAGACCCAGATGCATCTGGGATATTGAATGTGTGTGTCGAACCGGAACTAGAGATTCCAAAATCAGTACCAGAAGTGCCTGTAGCAAAGGTCTGGGAATCTACAGATAATGAATTTAATGTGGCAATACCAAGACCTACTCCAAACCGCGTAAATGATAGGGAAGTAGTTCCAAGAACAATTGTACCTGAAGTAATTAATACCCATTGTGTTTGACCATTTATCGTACCAGATGTAACAAAACAGAACATTCCATAGGTCACTTCTGAATTTGGGGTATTATCCGCATCTGTCGCCCTTGTCCAAGAACCTGATGCAACTACATATATACCATTTTGACTAGCAGTTGTTTGATCTTTTACTAAAACTCGATCGCCAATAGATAGGGCAACCCCATCAATAGTTTGTGTTCCAGATAGAGTAATGTTTGTTGTTGTTGCTACAAGAACTGGATCTTTAATATCAAAACCTGCAGCGGCTTCTTGGCAATCCAGTAAACGAGCTGCATCTGTAGTGCTTGTAGGAGCACCTAAGTTAGTTATCCTAAATCCACCAGCATCTGAATTGGCCCCTAGAGACAATCCACTATTAAATGTCTTTAGTCCAGAAAATGATTGCGATCCAGTAGTAATTAAACCTCGATTAGACCCAGATGCATCTGGGATATTGAATGTATGTGTGTTTCCAGTCGAACCTATATTAAAATCAGAACCTGTTGTACCAGTAACAAGTAATTGTGACGAACCTGTTTGTGAATTGATTGAAGTGATACCTGTAGCTGCGGTAGCATTGATCGTAACATCACCAGTACCAGCGTCAACACCAGTCGATGAAATACTAACATTAGTACCGGCTATTATCTTTCTGACAACCGCCTGT